TTTCCCATCTACTTGTACTTCATGGAATGCGATTTCTTGGAACGGACTTGTACCGTCAGTTGTTGGGAGAATTCTAATTCTCTTTTGTCCTGATTGTGTTCCTTTAGGAAGAATTGTAGTGAAGTACCTTTTAAGTCTTTCCTCACTGGAAATTCTGTTGCCGCCTGCGGCAGGTTGCGTGTTTTTCTCATATTGAGAAAGAATTGCGTCGATTGAACTCATAATTTTAAATTTTAATTTATTAATGTTATATAAAAAAGATACATAAAAAAAGTCCAAGAGTCAACCCCTTGAACTTTATTAATTTTAAATATGTAGTATTTTTTACTTAAGTGTCAGTAAATAAGATAGTTTGTTAATCTGAGCTAACATTTCGTCTTTGATATTTAGTAAGTCTGTGTCTTTTGGGTTTATCTCCATTTGTTGTAGACTACCCCTTACGGTTTTAATCATTCCAAGTACATCGACATCAGAAAGGTTTTGAATAGATATGTGTGTTTCTTCCTCTTCTAACTTAAATCTACCATAGACACCCATTGCAATTTCAACAAAATTATCAATTAAACCATCTAATACATTATAGGTCTCCCCAAACGATACATGTTTTGCGTGACTTTTAGTTTGCCAATGTAGTACCTTAAGTTGTGATTGAACTTCAAGAAAGAATTTTACATTACCACTCAACCTCATTTTCGTCCGGTTTTTCTTGATTAAATGAATCTCTCATTTCACCTGGATTGTAATCCGCCACATCTTGTTTAGTTATAACGTATTCATTTTTACCACTCGCTTTCATATCAAGTTGTTTCTGTGAAAAAAACTCTGAAGGGTTTTGATTAAATGGATATGAATCTAACGATCTCATTTCAAGTCTTTCCACTGGTGTAGGTTCTTTCATGTCCTCAACCTTAGATTCTAAACCATCTATTTTAGTTATTACATTATCCATTTGAGATAATTTACTTTCTAAATCATCTAATTTAGAGAATAGATCTCCCATTTTACCCATTACCTGATCGTTATCAGACTTAGATGAATCTAAGTCGTTTTTGATGTTTTGTGTCATATTAACAAGATCTGTAATATCAACCTCTTCAACATCTGGTTCCATACCACCATCGGCAGGTTCTTCAGCAGGAACATCATCTAAAGGTGCATCACCATCAGGAAGATCGTCTACAGGAAGATCATCTACAGGAAGATCGTCTACAGGTGCATCACCAGCAGGTTCTTCCGCAGGAATATCTTCTAAAGGTGCATCACCAACAGGTTCTTCTTGTTCTTGTATTAATTTCTTACCGTATTGATTGATACTACGGTATCTCATTAACTCTTCTTGTAGTTGTTTTTCTAAATTCATCTTTTAATCTCTTAATAATTGTCTACCGTCTTCGGTAATATATTTTTTATTAATTCTCTCTACGAGACCATCCTTACTTTTGATTGTGTAGCACTCACCTGTGTTCATGTCACACACTTCTTGTTCTGTTCCCTCTTCATTAATGTTTCTAACACTCTTATTTTTTAGAAAACCATCAATTGCAGAACCTATTTTGATATTGCTCATAATATTCTTTTTATTATAAATATCAAGTTTTTACTAATTATCCTGTTTATCGAATATTAAAATAGATAACGTCCCCCTCTTGAAGTTTTAAATCCTTCATTAACTGTTTAGATAACGCAATTCCACTATAGACTTTTTTGTCTCCAATCGTTAACACGGACCCACCTTCATCCGCCGGTCCTGTTATTTGTCTTGTCGCTCCCCCCGAACCATCCAATACGGAAGAACTCACAATAGTTTTAGTTATACCGTTTTTTGGGTTTTTGAAATCCGTTGAAGATGCGGTAAGTAAATAATCAGACACTTGTGATGGTGTGGTGTTGTTTTTCTTAGTTAGGTATGGGGAATAAAAGTTTAATCTATAAAAATTATTACTAGATTGATCTATTTCTGTAAAAGGTACTTTAGTTGGTTTTACAGTAATGTTTGAAGATACCTTTGTAGGTAAGGACATATTTAAATCGGTTGGTCCATCGAATTTAGTTACGATGGTTCTAAACCAAGTTTTGTTTTGATATCTTACCTTCTGTATTGATAGGTTATTTTTATACCCGTTGTATGGTATTCCTAAACTAGTTACACCACTTTCTTTAAGTAGTTCTTCTCCCTCTATAATGGTACCACCCCTATCGGTCTTAAAATTACCTTCGGATGTTGATATTATTTCAGAAGTATCAATTTTAGTCTCTGATTTGATTTTAGCCAACGCACTTTTCATTATCTTATCATACATGACCCTATATGATGCAGTAAATGATTCTTTTGGGTCGGGTAAACTAGCACTCGGCATTCTAACCCCTTTAAAGTTTGTACGTATAGTGTTGTTTTCTATTCTATGAGATACCTCAACGATCCAATACGCACCCTCAAATAAAGGAACGTTCTTAAGTTGGAAGTACATTGTTGGTTGAATCATTACATTACCCATACATTCTACCGTACATTCATAAGATCTTACCTTATATATGTCATATAAATTAGTACTAACTTGTGCTACCCCTGATCCCGATTCCGATCTCGCTGTGTTCTCTAATGCAACATTACTTTCAAATGTTTCTTTGAATTGTGATTGATCTAAACTAATTGACTTAAATATACCTTGATTTTGGTCACCAAAACTAACCTCGAATGCAACCACTTTATTAGAGTCTTTAAAATTTTTCTGTTCAAAGTAGTTCGGGTCGGTTATCAATACAGGGTTATTGTTTACATCACCCACATTAAATGTGTCATTTTTGTATTTGTATTCCTCACTAATAGTGGATGTATCAATATGAGATGATGGTTTACCAACGTATTGTACAATCATTTTAGGTGTCGAATGTTCAATATCAACATCTAAAAATTTACCAAAAAGTAGTGACGCAACTTCTTCTGATTTTTTGATTTTAGTTTTACCCGATTGGTTACCATAAAAATTAACGTATGCTGGAAGTGGTCTAAAATCTAAATTATTTCTTGATAACATTTGGGAAATAACATTATATAGTTTTAAATTTTGACTTTCTGGTTTTTCAAATACTTGTAGTCTTTTTACGTCATAAAATAGGTCATTACCAATGTCTTTGTTTGCCTTATCCAAAAATAAGAATTCTTCCATTAGTAATCTTTGTCCTATTGAGTTTCCTGAGGACCACCTATCATTAAAGAGTTTAAACATACTGTACGTTTCCAACTTTAGTGGGTCCATACCAAATGTTCTCAATACACCTAAATTATTGTTTTTATCTTTACTTCTCTTTAACTGAGAGAATCGACTTAATAAACCTGTCATAAAAGAGGTAAACCTTTCTTCAAACGGTAGTACAATTACATTACTTAGATATTCTGTGAACTCTGTTTTATCCGCATTACCCCCATTCACCCTATAACCCGCATATATTTGAATTATTGACCTGTAGTGTAGTATGTTATCTTCATTTAGTATCATATCACTTATTGGGAAAAATTCCGAGTAATAACCGTCCATATCTTCCCCAAGATATAATTCAATGTATTTTGAGTTGTTCGTTAGTTGTGATGAGTCATATCCTCTATCGTATGTTCTGTCACCTGTACCTGAATATAACTTAATTGCATTTAAGTTTAATTCCTTAGGGTTCGCTAACGTTAGTTGTACTAAATTCCTATCATTAATCAATTCTGATGTCACATAATTTTGTTGTTCTATCTGTCTACTAGTGATTAATCTTAAGTGGTGATTAATATTTGTTAAGTCATCATCATCTTTCTTTTCTACTGTAACTAAATCGTGTAATAAATTTTGAAATTTGTCATATTTTACAGTTTCGAATTCTTTACTGACTTGGTATGTATCAACCTTTTCACTCGAGAACTTAATAAATGAATCTTCAAACTCATTTAATATTTCGGGTGAGAATGTTGCAATAAGATCTATAACTTTTTTATTATTATCACTTATTGTTATATTCTGTCTAACATCCCCATTATTGTTTTTACTCACGTATTGGTTATATGGTGGGAATGTCACTCCACTAAACGCAAACTCCTCATCGTGTTTAAAAGTCCAATCGACATTAAAATTATATTGTTCTGTTATATTATAGTCAGTAGAGTATGGGTTATAAAAATTATCGGCACTACCTCCAGTCCTAACCATGACACCATGTGATGGTAAAATAGTGTATCTTTTTTCACCACCAACAAACTTACTATTATCAACAAATGAATTATAATATTTAAAACCACCAAACTTTTCGAATGAGTCTATATGTAAAATACCGTTTGTAATAGTGTTTTCAAACGATGTTGGTGTTGTGTCTGATACATCATAATAAAGGTACCCATTAATGACTTGGTGGTACACACTCGAATAATAAGGGTGTATACCTATATCGGTCTGATCATTTCTTGTAATTCCCGAAAATGTTTGATTCTGATTAATGTCGAAAAATAATCCACCGTCTATTGGTGTAGTAACATCATTCATTATATCAATACCGTCTAATACATATGTTTTATATCTATGGTAGATAGACCCCCACTTAACCATAAGGTGATATGGTATAAAGTGTGTCGAACTTATCTCTTTAAAGATGTTTGACATTCTTGTTTTTTTACCTTCTTTTAACTCTATTTCCATGTCTAAATCGTGATATGGTAATGAATTAAGAAGTAGGTATGCGGACGATTTATATTTACCCGAACTATTTGTTCCAAAGAAATCATTAAATAATGATTTATGGAAATAAGGTGTATTGATTATAGAACTTAGTTTATTATTATTAGAATCTCCTATATCTGCGTATGAATTTAAACCGCTAAAGAGATTATCTTGACCATTTAAATCTCGAACCCATGCTTCGGAGTTTACAGGTGTTTGTATAAGTCCTTTAGTTGTTTTGACATCAAAAATACCTTTTAAGTTAATGTCGTTTTTTGTTATCGAAGTCTTATCAATATACCCCAAATATGTGGTAGAGTTGAAAGGATATATATTAGTTCTGTATTCAATTGTATTCGATCCTATTTTAGTTGAATCTGTATTGTACTCAACTAAATTAAGTTTTAATTTTTCATACTCTTCACTCATATCCGCCGAATCTAATGCATCGGGGGAGTAGTCTTGTAACTTAAACGATTCAGAAACATTATCAGAAATATAAGGTACTGTGGCAATCCCATCATTATAATATGGTTTTCTTTCAAAGGGTGAAAAACTTTCCATTTTAGATTGCAATTGGTTGAGACTTGACACTTCTTTTAGAATGTCCACCACAAACGAATCACCCTCTACCATAGTTTGTATGGTTTGAAATTCTAATTCCGCCAATTCTTTAATTGACTTTTCCGTATTGAAGGTATCATTTAACATACTGTACCTACCTCTTTCTGCAATTTCATAGAATAAAGATGCTAACGTCTTATCAGAATAAGGGACAGTACTACCCAAACTATTGATTTCAGAAATCTTTTTTAGGTCGTTTTGATTAGGGTCTGAGTTTTCAAATTCGAAACTAACCTTATCAAAGGTTTTTTCTTTTTCCGCTAAATTATCCGATATCCTTTGGGACACCGCCATATATTCTTCAACAAATTCAACTTCAGGCCACAGTGTAGGATTATCAGACCTTAACTTTCTTACTAAGTCAAACTCCGCAGGGTATGCCAATATCTTTTTCTTATCTTCACTTACCTTATTGACTTCTGGCCAAGGATATACCGCACCTTCGGAAGTTGATTCATCTGAGAATCCAACTAAAACATTTTTCTTTTCCTCTCTAACATTATATGCCCTAAAATGAACATTTTGCATTAACCTTAAATAGGTGTCCGCACCAGCTAAAACAACACCAAAGACATTACGTATAGTTGGTTCAAAACCTAAACCACCATTACCATTACCCTTAACAATGTCGTTCATTTTTTCCTCTACCTTGTCTTGTAATTTTTTCTTTTCTTGATTAAATGAGGTTATAATTTCATTTATGTGATCTATCATCATATCATAGGCCACACCAATTTTACCACCCAACTTTGGGTCGGTTGAGGAGTAATATGTATTTATATCAACTAATGGGTTCTTTACACTAACATTAAAGGTTTTAAATTCTTTTCCTGATTTTTTAAGTAATTCCCTTATTGAGTTTTGTATCTTTTTAATCTTCGCACTTTTAACTTTTAAGATTGATTCTAATGTTCCACTTTTAGGTCCAACTATATTTGTTGTCTTATTTGATTGATCCTTACTGAGGTAGTTGTATCTTATACCGTTTTCATCTGGTGGAAGGAAGATA